GGGCTTCGAAGCCCCAAGGTAAGGTAAGCCACAGGCAAGTACCAGTTGAGGTAGTTTCCGAGGGGGTGCAGGGGGAGGCGCCTGCGCTGCGCGGTGGCCCTGCGCGCAAAGCTCGCCTCGTGGTCCGTGTCCCGGTTGATGGTGTGCCGGTGCCCAGACACGACCCGCTCGGGGAACGTGTGTCCTGGTCCGAGTGGTTCCCGTGGCAAGGGCTCATCGACTGGTCACGCGAGTCGGGTCTCGATAATCGCGACTTTGACGATGTGCTGGTCGAGGCACGCGACAAGCTTGACGGTCGCCACGACTTCGAGTGGTGGGACCTGAAGTTGATCCGGTTTCTCGCGGTTGCCATCGAACGCAAACGGGCGCCCAAGTCCGGTGCCAGGGGCAACGTTGGCGGCTCGGACCTGTTCGATCGTGCCAAGCGTCTCCGTGAGGCCGAGAACGCAGGAGGCGCCCAGTGACACCAGCAGACGCCGCCGAACTCGTGGCTACCCTCTCCGCAGCCTACCCGTCCGCGCGCCTTACGGAGCGAACTAGCCAGGTCTACGAGGCCATGTTGGTGGACCTCGACCGAGCGGCGACACACCGGGCCGTAGCGCGCCTCATGGCGACGTCGAAGTTCCTGCCCACCATCGCCGAGATCCGAGCCGCTGCGGTCGAAATGGCGCACGGGGCGAGGCGCCTCGGTGGCGAGGCTTGGGGTGACGTCGGTTCCGAGATCCGACGGGTGGGCGCGTACGGCGAGCCGCAGTTCACGGACCCGGTAGCGGCCGAGTGTGTCCGTCTCATGGGCTGGCGGAACCTGTGCCTCGGTACGAACGATGCCGCGGACCGGGCCCGGTTCGTCGAACTCTACGACGGGTTGGCGGTTCGGGCGCGGGCTGACCAGGTGGCAGGAGAGGCGTTGGCGCTGCCGAAGCCACAGTCGCAACCGGTGCGCGCTCTGCCGGCGGCGTGGACGCCGCATCAGGGTGGGCCAGCAAAACTCGAGTCGACCGGTCGCGGAATGTCACCGGTCGGGTTGGCGCTGGTCGGTGGCCAGAAGCGTGGAGCGAATGACCGGTGAAGCGTGTCACTCAACCGCGCGCCACCCCCGACAACCCCGAACTCACCTACCGCCTCGCCGAACGCATCGCCATCCTCGCCGACTCGCACATCCCCAACCCCGAGGCAGTGGCACGGCAGCAGATCGCAGAGGCGGAAAAGCGAGAACGGGAGCGGGGAACGAATGTGGAGATGCCATGGGTGAACAGGACAGGGACGTGATGAATGAAGCTGAAGAAACCGCATACACACAAGGAAAACGAGCCGCATGGACGTCCATGCTTGCCACCTGCCTGCGTAACCTTGGGTACGACGCACCAGACGTCGCCCAAATGGTTCTGCAGCGGGAGCAAACGCTTGCAGCTCTCCGCAGTGTCTGCGCTGACCACGGCGACAACGACTGGAGTGACGACCTGAGTCTCGCTGACGTGATCGAAAAGCACCTGCATCACCATCTGGAGCAGCGACGATGAGCAACGCAAAACTCTACCCACCACAGGACCCGATCGAACTCGGCGCACACTACACGCGGCACATCGAAGCCATGACCGCGGAAGGCCTGCACAGCAAAGCGGACATCGCGGAGCAGCTGGCTTGGCGTGACCTGGAGATCGAGAACCTCCGGCGCGCTGTGAGTTTGGAAAACGACTGCTCTGAGCAGTATCGGATGGAGGCCGAGCGGTTACGCGGCGAACTGGAGGTTATCCAGGGTCGCTACGAGGAGTGTGTGGTCTGCCACGTGAGCATCGAACCTCTGCCGTATGCGCATTGCGACTGCTGTAGCTCAGAAGAGGCTGAGGACGTCTACCGACATGGTTACGAGGGTAGTTTAGCGGAACAGCGCAGGGCCAGATGAGCAACGCAAAACGACGACACCGTAGGCGACGGCGGTTCCTGTGCCTCAAGTACCGGTCATGGGTGGAGCGGTGCTGCGCTTTCCTGAACCGTGATCTGCCTGCGAGCTTTCACATCGACCGCGACGATTGGGAGAGCGTGCCGACTGAGAAGCGAGCCGCAGAGCTGTTTCTGATGCTGGCGCGCAAGGGGCAGGACGTGACGAGTGAGACTTTTTGAGTAACCAAACGGAGAAACACATGACCGAGAAAACTGTTAACGGACAAGAGTTGATTGACCAGGAACCCATCTTGAGGTTCTTCACCTATGCGCACCTTCCTGGACACTTGCAGGCGGTGAGCAAGCCGTTCTGTGACATTGCTCACGCTGTTGTGATGGGTGACGCGATCATAGGTGCGCCTCTGCCTCGCAACGCTGAGCGCAGTGTCGCGCTTCGAAAGCTACTCGAAGCCAAGGACGCTGCGGTCCGCGCCATCCTGTAGCCACAAAAACACCAAACCCCCACCGCTTCGAACAGTGAGGGTCTGGTCGACCGAGCTTTCCCGGTCCGGGTTCTGGAATGGGAGAGTGCCATGAGTGAGAGTGGACAAACAAGCAAAAACGTACAGGTTCGCGTAAACGGTACACTCCTGAAGCAGTACCGAAAGCCAACTAACGACCTGTACGACTACGACATCGACTGGCTCCTGAACGACGCGCCCGCCCTACTCGGTGAGAGTGGCGTCTCGTACTCAGGTGAAGGCAATGGCGGCGCGACCATCGCTGATACAGGCCCACACCATGAGAAGGCCATTGCCGCGATTGGCGCTGTCCAGCGCGCTCGCCGGTTGACCGCTGTCTGGAATGCGACTCCACCTGGCGACCGGTCGATCCTGAGTGTCCGGTATGTCCAGCGCCGTCGTTGGCCTCCTCACTTTGAGGCCCTCTTTGGTGAGTTTACCGGCGTGGTGATCTTCATTACGCGAAACGATGGGAGCTATCGGGATCTTAAAAACGCGGTTTCCAATGCGTCCAAGCACACCAAGATGATCATGAAGGCGCGACGGGATGCTGAGGAGATCACGCGGGACGCTCACCACGCCTGGCGAGACGCGCGGCACGAACTGGATCTGGACGCAGCCTGCCAACCCTGGAGCAGGAGCGCCATATGAACCTAGTGGAGTGTGAGGAGTGTGCAGCGATGTGCGGCTCTTCGGCGCCAGTGAGCCTAGGTGACATCCGCGTCATCGAAACGGTTGGCGAGTGGCAAACTGTCGAGAAGGACACAGGCGTGGTTACGCGGCACCGGACCGACCTAGGCGGCATTGTTGCGAGGTACCGGAAGCTAGAGTCACGGGTTCCGTGCAGCATGTGCGGCGGGCATCCGCATGAGACAGGAGTGATCGTGTCTACGTTCTGCGGCAAGACGCTGGCTCTTGGGTTCGTTTGCGGCTTGCGCGACATCATCGGCTTTGAAACCGTGCAAGCGCGTCTGAAGGAAGAGGAGCGCTATACGCGCAACATGGTGAGCTATCGCGCGTTCTGTGCGACCTTTCCAAGGAGACGGAACCGCGTTAGGGCTCTATTGGCAGCCAGGGCGACGTTGTGCAGTCATCTGCGCACTTGGTTGCCGTCTGTGCATCGGGCGTTGACCAGGAGGTTCCAACAGGGCGCAGCCGGAAAACTTATAAGTATCGACGGTGGTACCAGGGAGATGGAAGGGACCAAGGTTCGACGCGACCAGGACGGCAATATCTCACTCGTTGCGGTGACGGAGGTTGTGGATATGGGTCAGACGCACCAGTTGACAGGACTGGAACTGTTTGGTGCTCACCCAAGCTCAACGTTCTCGGCTGCCCAGGGTGCACTGTGGGAAAGGATCCCTAGAACAGCAGTGGAGTCGCGTAGGGTTGAGCGTGCGATCCGCAAAACCACCTTGGAGCTAGAGCGCGCAGAGAGGTTCATCGAGTCCACGGCCAACTTCCTATCACTCAGCAACCTGCGCCTGGCCCTGATCGCCGCCAATGAGCATGACGGTGCGCAGGTGGAGCCGATCCCTGGCGGTGCCATCGTTACACTCAAACGGCAGCGAGTAGAACTGTGGCAGCCTGACTTTGGTGTCCAGAAGGAGGCTGCATGAGCGCCAGCTGGATCACGATTCGCCAGGCCGCGGAGATGTGTGGTCTGTCACGAAGCCAAACGCTCCGGCGCCTTGAGCGCAGGAACTCTGAGAACGGCGGGAAGTTGCTTCGTTGGGCTGGGGCTCCAGGTGGGCGCCGTGAAGTGAATGTCCATGTGCTTCGGCAGATTCTGCGAGCTGACCCACGAGAGGTAGAACGCGACTTGGCGGAGGTGCATGAGCGGATCGATGTGCTGGACGGGAGGACTAACGCGCTCGTTAGGATCACTCGCAAACACGAAAAAGCAATCAACCAAACAAATGCTGCGCTAGAAGCGCTGCGACAGCTTTCTGAGGCTTCAGCGAATGTTGCGCGTGTGTTTGCAGGTCAGAAATCTTGACGCATCTTGACGCATCTTGACGCATGAAAAACACATAGGGGCGTGAGGCGCGCGCAACAGACCAGTTCTGTCAGCAGCGCCCTCCTTTCGCCCCTGGCCTCGGCGGTAGGCCACGACGCTCCCTGACTGGGCTGCGACACCGCCCTCGACTCTCCGACGGCTCCCGCCTCACCTCCTCCCCACCCGGGCGGTGATGCCGTCGTTTACTCTCCCGTGTGTTGCCCGCGGGTTCTGAAAGATTGCCGGTGTACTGCCTGGAAACGCGGTCCTGGTTTCAGCCAGGTAGCGTCCAAGGTGGTCATCGGAAGGCATCTCACCACCCGATGCCCCATGCCCACGGTCATCATCCTGGCCCCGTACGAGCCCGACTCGATGGTCGAGCCGATGTGGGCGTTTGACGAGATCCGCAGCCTGGACCGGCCGCCGAGTGTAGCCACGGATTGGCTGGCCGCTGGGTGGGTGTGGTTCGTGGCGATGGTGGGTTGTGGGATTGAAGGGGTCGACGAGTGACCAAAGGTGGCGCCAGAGAAGGCGCAGGACGTCCAAGCCTGTTCACGACTGAACTGGGCGCACGCATCGTCCAGCGAGTTGAAGAGACCGGTAAGAGTCCGCGTTCGTGCGCCGCGCAAGAGGGTGTCGCTCTTCCGACGTTCGATGGTTGGATGGTCAGAGGACGCGCTGGCGATCCGGCGCTCGCTGAATTCCACGAGTCTGTCACGCGCGCGTACGAGGCCGGCAAAGCGAACCTGCATGACCGAGTGCTCTGCGGCGACGCACCAGGACTCGGCTTCGGTCCAGCAAAGGCCGCACTCGAGATCCTGAGTCGAACCGACAGGCGCTACTCACAGAAGGTCCAGGTCGGCGTTGAAGCTGAACTGGAGCGCATCCTAGATGCAGTCGCCCGGGTTTGTTCGCCAGAAGATTTCCAAAGGGTACTCGCCGAACTTGCTGCCCTCGATAGCGAGGAAGCGGCTGGCGGCGATGCAGACCGACCCGCTGCCACCACGCATTGAAAGCGTCTGGCAGCCCAACCCTGGCCCGCAGTCTGAGTTCTTCTGCTCGACGTGCCGGGAGATCTTGTACGGCGGAGCAGCTGGCGGCGGCAAGTCCGCGGCGCTCACTGCGCTGATCCTGAAGTGGTCGCACCTGCGCGCGTACGAAGCCGTCGTGCTCCGTCGCGAGTCGGTGCAGCTCGACGATCTGATCCAGAAGTCGAAAACGCTCTTCCCGCAGCTGTATCCCGGCCTGTCCCCGGTCCACTCACCAAACTTCGAGTGGACATTCCCGGCTGGCGGCAAGGCCAAGTACCGCCACTGCCAGAAGCTCGACGACTACGCGAAGTTCGACGGCTGGGAGATCAATCTCCTCTGCTTCGATGAGCTCACGCACTTCACAGAGCGCCAATACAAGGCAATCTGCGCCCGCGTCCGTAGCGCTGACCCGAAGCTGCCCACTCTTATCCGTGCCACCACCAACCCTGGCGGCGATGGTCATGAGTGGGTGTTCCGCCATTGGGGCGCCTGGCTAGATCCGGAGTTCAAAGCTCCTGGCCTGCCTGAGCGTAAAAGTGAATCCGGCAAACCACTCCCGCCTGCTTTGCCTAGCGAGGTCTGGTGGATTCGGACGCTAGGCGACGGCTCGGAGCAATACTTCCAGACGGAGCCACCGGCGGAACCCGGTGTCCCGCCTGCTCTCTCTCGCACGTTCATCCCAGCGAAACTCGAGGATAATCCTCACCTCGCCGAGACCGACCCGGCATACGTCGCTCAGTTGAATGCGCTCGACCCAGTTCGACGCGCACAGTTGAAGGGCGGCGACTGGCTCATCAAACCCGGTGCCGGTCGCTACTTCAAGCGGGCCTGGGTCAAGTTCGCCGACTCGCCGCCGACCGATGTCCTGCGTCGCGTGCGTGCGTGGGACTTGGCTGGCACCGAGAAGAAAGACGCGAAAGACGATCCTGACTGGACTGTCGGCGTCTTGATGTCTCTCGGTCGAGACGGTCGCACATACGTCGAAGACGTGGTGCGGTTCCGTGGCAACCCTGGCGAGGTCAGCCGGCGCGTCCGAGAAACCGCGGAGATGGATGGCCCCACGGTTGCCATCGTCATCCCGCAGGACCCAGGCCAGGCCGGCAAGAGCCAGGTCTTCAACTATCGCCGCGAACTCATCGGGTTCCCGGTCAAGAGTCGTCCAGTCACCGGTGACAAGGTGACGCGCTTCGGCCCGTTCAGCTCACAGGCTGAGGGTGAGCAAGTGACGCTCGTCCGTGGACCCTGGAACGCGCTGTACTGCGGCGAGCTCGAAGGTTTCCCAGAGGGCTCGCACGACGACCAAGTGGACGCGACGAGTGATGCGTTTGGCGCCATTGCTCGCGTCAACAAGATGCTGGTCGGCCTGAGCCAGTAACAGACACACGGCTCCCCTGCGGGCCTTTCCCGCATGCCCAGCAAACTCGTTCAAGCTCTGGCGAACATCAGCCGGGAGCAGCTGCAGTCATTCGCGGTCCGTCTTGACGGCTGGGCGAACGATGTCACCGGCTTTGGCACGACGCGCGACAAGACCACCTACGGGCGGTTCCTTGCGCGTTCGTGCCTGTCTGATCAGCAACTCAGCGACCTCTACCACTTCAACGACATGGCCGCTCGCATGGTCGATGTCGTGCCGGCGGAGATGTTCCGTGAAGGGTTCGTGGTCGATCTGGGTGAGCCGGACCTGAGTCAGACCGCCAACGATAAACTGGCCGATCTCGATGCGCGCCAGGCGTTCGTCGAGGCGTCACGCTGGGGTCGGCTGTTCGGCGGCGCTGCGATCATCATCGGTTGCGATGACGGTCGTCCTGCCGAGCTGCCTCTCGTTCCCGAGCGAGCCAAGGACGTTGATTGGCTCTACGTCGTCGACCGGCGTTACCTCTGGCCGCTCACGTACTACCAGAGCGGCAAGAAGTTTGGCCGACCGGAGATGTACATGGTTTCCCCGTCGTCCGGCGCAGTTCGGACGGCTCCGCGGGTTGTCCACGAGTCGCGCCTGATTCTGTTCGGCGGCGCACCAACCGCAGAGACCGAGCGCCAGCAAAACGCATCGTGGGACTACTCGGTCCTACAGCGCCCGCACGACGTCCTACGCCAGTTCGACACGGGCTGGACCGCTGTGGAGAACCTGCTCACGGACGCCAACCAGGCCGTCTACAAGATGAGCGGTCTGGCCGATGCGATCGCCGCTGGGCGCACTGAGTATCTCCAGCAACGTGCGACGATCGCTGACATGGGGCGTTCGGTTGTCCGGGCGATGGTCATCGACGCTGGCGATGAGGGTGGCTCGAAACCCGAGGAGTTTTCTCGGCACTCAGTGAGTTTCGCGGATATCCCGGCAACGCTTGACAAGTTCATGCTGCGGCTCAGTGCCGCAGTTCAGATCCCCGTCACGATTCTGATGGGGCAGTCACCCGCCGGCATGAACGCCACGGGTGAGAGCGACTTCCGCTGGTTCTACGACCGCATTCGCGCCGAGCAGAACAACCACGTCGCCCCGAAAATTCGGCGGCTGGTGGATGTCTGGCTCCGGACCAAAGCAGGGCCAAGGCTCACGGAAGAGCAGACGCCGCAGATTACGTTCCCGCCGCTTTGGACTGAGACGCCGGCAGCGGATGCGGCGCGTAAGAAAGCGATCGCGGAGACCGACAACATCTACGTCACGGCCGGTGTCTACACGCCGGAAGAGGTGGCGCTGGTTCGGTCTGCTCCTGGTGGCTTCGACGTCGACATCACGTTGACCGACGAGGGCAAGGCGGCTCGCGAGACGATGCTTGGCGCCGAACTCGACAAGATCGAGAAGAGTGCCGAAGGCGAGTCTGGCGACGCGACTGGCATCGAGATCACGCCGAGCGACGTGGCTAAGGTGGTCACGGTCAACGAAGCCCGTGCCGCTCAGGGCCTCGGTCCGCTTACGTTGCCTGACGGGTCGCCAGACCCTGACGGTCTGCTTACGGTCTACGCGTACAGTGCCAAGTCCGAGGCTTCTGGGACTCTCACGGGCGAGAGTGAGGCTCGCGAAGAAACAGGCGCCCAGCCGCCGACGCCGGCGTTCCCCTGATGCCTATTGCGAGCGCGTTCTCCAAGCAGGCCAAGCGACGCGCCAATGGGCGCAAACCAAGTAGAGTTGAGCGCCTGCGATGGTCGCCGCGCCCGCCGAATGGTGCGGTTCTTTTTCTGCGGATGGCGATGCGTCAGATCGTCGCTGGGTACATTCGTAGGGCACGAGCGCTACTGACTGACGCCGCCATCGAGAAGATCGTCGGTCCGGTGCGCACCGACGCCAGCGACCATGACACGCTATTGGATCGCCTGCATCGCATCTCAGACACATCTTTTGGTGAGCCTGTTGTTTCTGGTGTGGTAGATGTCGCAAGCAAGCGTGTAGCAAAGCATTCAACCGCGGAGTTCGATCGGCTGGGCATCCGCGTGGCAGCTCAAGACCCGGCACTCGCTGCGCAGATTGTGTCTTGGAAACGCGGCATCCTGGCTCGCGTCCGGTCCATCGCCGAGGACAGTCACGCCAAGCTGGCCAAGGTTCTGTCCGAGGCTGCCGGCCTCCGTGTCGAAGCGCTTCGATCGCGCATTGAAGAGACGTTCGGTCTGGCTCGCTCCAAAGCGGAGACGTTGGCCAGGACGCAGATCCTGCAACTGAACGCGAAGATCACCGAGGGCCGCATGGTGGCCGCGGGGATCACTGAATACATCTGGACCACGGCCGGCGATGAGCGCGTGAGCGAGGCTCATGCAGATCTCGAAGGCCAGCGGTTCCGCTTCGACGACCCGCCCACTGATGAAGACGGCAACACCGGCAACCCCGGTGAGATCCGCCCCAACTGCCGATGCCAAGCGTACCCGGTGATCCCAGCGCTTGATGACGAATGATCGCAAACGAATGCAAGTGCCGGCAGTGCGAGCCTCGTGGGCCAGGCGCTCCTCGTTACGTAGGGAGCGCTAGTCCTGAGGCGACGCTCGCGTTCCTGGTGGTCCTCCTTGTGTTTGTGGCCGGGTTCTTTGCCGGCGTTCTGGCTGTCCCGTGACAGAGCCAACCTTCATCCCCATCCGCCGCAGCTTTTCGCTTAGCGGCCTCGACGAGTCCACCCGCAGCGTTGCTGTGGTGGCCTCGACGCGTGCATTTGTGCCGTCGTGGGAGCAGACCAAGAAGACCGGTGAAACTCGCCAGGTTTTCGAAGCGGTCACCGAGTGGGACCTAGCCCGCTTCCTGGCAAACCCGGTCATCCTCTGGGCGCACGACGCAACCAAGCTCCCGATCGGAACCGCTTCGGATGTGCGCATTACCGAGAACGGCCTGGAGATGCGGATCAACTTCGCATCGGAGAAGGCCAACCCGGAAGCTGAGCGCGTCTGGCAAGCGGTTCGCGAGGGCATCGTCCGCGCCGTGAGCGTTGGTTTCGACAAGGCCGAGGTTCTGTCCGAGGAAGACCGCGACGGCGTGCCGCATCGCCAAATCCGCGGCGCTCTTCATGAGCTTTCCGTGGTCCCGGTGCCAGCCGATGAAGGCGCACTGGTGAAGACCGACACATTCGATGATGCCATCCGCGTCGACTTCCAGGAGACCTCGGGCCGCTTCGAACGTCTCGACTCCGGCGGCCTGCGCATCCCCGCCCGCCTGACACGCACTGGCATTCTCGAATATCGCCGACCCGACGGCACCGTGCGACGCGAGCTGCGCCTCCCTGAGGAGGTGTTCCGGGCCGACAGTCTCGCCACGTTGAAGGGCGCACCGGTCACGAACCGGCACCCATCGAGCGCGCGTGTCGATGCCGCAACGTGGCGCACGCTTGCGGTCGGTCACACCGAGGACATTCGCGAGGACGGCCGGTTCATTGCTGGCGACGTGGTGCTCCAAGCAGGAGACGCCGTTTCCGCGTTCGAAGCTGGCCAACTCAAAGACGTTTCGTGCGGCTACCGGTGCCGCTTGGTGCATGAGCCAGGCGTGTGGAACGGCCAGCCCTACGACGCTGTACAGCGGGATATTCGCTACAACCACGTAGCGATCGGCCCGCGCAATTGGGGAAGGGCCGGCGCAGACGTCGGACTCCGCCTCGACTCACAAGACGCCGTGTGCGTCGCGGAGACTGACGAAATGAAGACCATCCGAATTGATGGCAAGGAGTTCGAGTACGGCTCCGAGGCGCACTTCTCGCACCTCGAGACTGAGCACAAGACTCGACTTGATGCCAAGGAGGCCACGATCGTGAGCCTCACCAAGGAGCGCGACGAACTCCAGGCCAAGTGCGATGCCGGTGACAAGGCCGCAAAGAAGGCTGCCGAGGACGCCGAAGCGGCCAAGAAGAAGGCCGACGAAGACCTTGAGGAAGAGCGCAAGAAGCGTGCCGATAAGGTCAACGCGCGCGTCAAGCTGATGCGCATGGCTCTTCGCATGATCGATGAAGAGGACGAGGAAAAGCTCGACTCGATGTCCGATCGTGATCTCATGGTCGCGTCCATCAAGTGCGACGACAAGGACTTTTCTGATGAGGGCAAGTCCGATGACTACATCCGCGCTCGCTTCGACATGGCTGTTGAGCGCACCCCAGCGAAGGACGG